TAGATGGTGCTATCTTTGCCAAAGAGCTGCAGATGGCTGAATTGCAAGGCAGGATTGCCAAAGTTAACTATGATCCTGTTAAGCCAGTTCATGCAGTCTTTGACCTTGGTTGGTCAGATGCAACTGCAATATGGTTTGTTCAGTTCATTGGCATGGAGACAAGGTTAATTAGATACCATGAGACAAGCCAAGAAACGATTTCAGCGATCATGGCTAAGTTGCAGACCTTTGGCTACATGATAGATACATTGTGGTTGCCACACGATGCCCAAAACAGGACATTAGCATCAAATGGCAAGAGCATCGAAGAAATAGTGCGTTCTTTAGGATTTAAGACTAGAATATTGGAAAGAGTGCCAATTGTTGACTCTATTAACGCTGCAAGGACAATCTTTCCTAATTGCTATTTTGATCGCACAAACTGTGAAGAAGGGCTACAAGCCTTGAGGCATTACAGATATGAGGTCGATCCTGATACCAAAGCATTTAGCAAGACTCCATTGCATGACCAATACAGTCATGGTGCTGATGCCTTTAGGTACATTGGCTTAATGGTCAATGAGCCTAAAAAGGTAGTTAAGAAGGCAGTATATCAACCCTCAGTCAATTGGATGGGCTAAAAATGGACGATCTTGAATCAAATGGTCTAATCGAAGAAGCACAGGAGTTCTTGCATCTGTGTACTACAGCAGACATGATGAATCGTCAGGAAGCCTTAGAAGACCTTAGATTTAGTGCTGGTGACCAATGGCCTGTTGAGATTCAAAACAGTCGTACGCTTGAATCTAGGCCTTGTCTGACCATCAATAAGATAGATGCTTACGTTCGCCAAGTCGTGAACAACATCAGGCAGCAAAGACCAAGAATCAAAGTCCATGCTGTAAACAATAATCAAGACATTAAGATGGCTGACATTGTGCAAGGCATGATTAGGCACATTGAAGTTAACTCAGATGCTGACCAAGCCTATGACACAGCAGTAGACTTTCAAGTCAGGATGGGATGGGGCTTTATTAGGGTTACTCACGATTATGTAAGCCCTGATAGCTTTGACCAAGAAATATTCATCAAGCCCATCATTAACCCATTTACAGTCTATTTTGACCCTAATTCAGTAGCTCCTGATGGCTCAGATGCTGAAAGGGTGCTGGTTTCTGAGGTGTTAAGCAAGGAAACATTCAGAAAAATGTACCCTGATGCTGACGATGGTGCTCAGTTTAACCTTAGAGGAACTGGTGACACTAATGCAGAATGGGTGACCAAGGAAGATATTCGCATTGCTGAATACTTCTATACAGTACAAAAGAAAACCAAGCTATTGATGCTTGCTGATGGCACAAAAGTCTATAAAGAGGACTTCAAAGGCAATGCAGAAGACATTATTGACCAACGTGACACCATCAAAAAAGAGATCAGATGGGCAAAAGTCACAGGTATGCAGGTGCTTGAAGAAGGTGTTTGGGCAGGTAAATACATTCCCATAGTGCCTGTTTATGGTCAGCAATTGATTGTTGAGAACAAGCGTAAGAAATTTGGCATGGTTAGGCAAGCCAAAGACCCACAAAGGATGTACAACTTTTGGCAGACTAGCTTAACTGAATCTATTGCCCTAGCACCCAAGCCTAAATGGTTGATTGCTGAAGGCCAAGACGAGGGCCATGAGACTGAATGGGCACAAGCTAACATCAAGAGTGCTGCAGTTCTGCGTTACAAGCAAAAAGACATTGAGGGTATGCCAGCACCTGTGCCTACTCGCATACAGCCAGAAGCTCCTCCTGCAGGAATTATGACTGCATCTGCCCAAGTATCACAAGATATGCAAGCAGTTATTGGCATTGTTGACCCTAACCAATTACCCACAGGCAATATCTCTGGTAAAGCCTTAAATGGTCAGCAACAACAGGTTGACATCAGCAATTTCCACTTTTACGACAATTTGACTCGTTCACAACGTCAGATTGGTAAGATTTGCTTGGATTTAATACCCAAAATCTATGATGCTCAACGCACTATGAGGATTATTGGAGAAGATGGGAAGCCTGATTTGGTTGAAATTAACACTTATGGGGTAGATGAAGAAGGTGTTTACAGGGTGCTGAATGACACAACCATTGGTGAGTACGACATTGTGATGGACACAGGTCCCGGATATAACTCCAAGCGTCAAGAAGCCATCGAAAGCATGATGCCCTTGCTTGCAGCAGACCCAAGCCTGATGCAGATTGCTGGTGACTTGTTCTTTAGAAACATGGATTTTCATGGTGCTCAGACCATTGCAGACAGATTGGCAGCAGCTAACCCCATGTCGAAGATTGACGAGAAATCTAAGATTCCTCCACAAGTTCAGATGCAGTTAGCCATGTCTCAGCAACAGCTACAGGCAATGCAGCAACAAGTTCAGCAGTTGCAGATGACTATTAAGCAGCGTTCAGACATTGAAGCTGTTAAGCAAGAGGCAGAAACAAAGCGTGAATTGATGCGTCAAACTGCCAAAGCCCACAATACTGAATCCATGCTTGAGGCTAAAGTGCATGACGTTAACATGAGAGCTGTTACAACTCAGAACAAGACAGAGATTGAGTCAATCATGGAGTTATTGTTGCATCACATGGATACAGCAAGGTTGGAGCGTGAAATTGCAGCTAGAAATGCTGAGCAGTTCCAATATGCTAACCAGAGTGTGCAATCTATACAGTAATTGACACAGTAATGATTTCGGTCTATATTGACCAAAAACCTTACCAGTTAGGTTAACTGGGCAAATCCTTGGATAAAACCATGTCAGACAAAGAAGCAGGACAAGTCCTGACGAGTGAAAACTCAGCAGATTTTTACGCTAATAAATTAGGTTTAGCTACTGAAACTGAGCCTGTGCAAACAGAGGTGGTTGAGGTTAAGAGTGAGCCAGAGGCGCAAGATGATGCAAAGCCAGCAGAAGACCCAAAGCCAAATCGACTAGAGAAGCGTTTTACAGAGATTACTAGACAACGTGAAATGGCTCGTCAGGAAGCTGAACGAGAGCGTACGAGGGCTAGTGAGCTAGAGGCAAAGCTAAAGGAGCTAGAAGCCAAGGTCAACCCTAAACCAGTTGAGCAAACTTCAGAGCCTAAGCCAGATCAGTTTGCAGATGCGTTTGAGTACGCAAAAGCATTAGCTGAATACTCAACTGAAAAAGCGTTACGAGAGAGAGACAAACAGGAAGAATTGCGTAGAACTGAAGCAGAACGTGCTAAGACATTCGAGGCATGGAATCAGAGGCAAGCGCAAGTGAAGGCAGAGTTACCTGACTACGATGACATGATTGCATCTTCAGATGTGGTGGTGTCAGACCAAGTTAGGGATGCGATTTTCGATAGTGAAGTAGGACCAAAAATCCTATACCACTTAGCAGAAAATCCAGACGTTGCTGAAAAACTTTCTAAGATGACTGCTCTTGGTGCTCTAAGAGAGATTGGTAAGTTGGAAGCTCGATTTGAGCAACCAGCACCAAAGACTGAGGTGAAACCTGTTGTTAGATCAAACGCACCCAAGCCTATCAGTCCACTTAGATCATCTAGTGCTGCTGTGGATACTCCAATAGACTCTAATGGTGAGTTTACTGGTACTCCAGCACAATGGCGAGAGATGAGAAAAGCAGGAAAGATTAGGTAAAAACTTTTTAACTTTTTTTAAGGAAATCAAATGAGTAATAATCTCTTAACGATATCCAAAATCACTAACGAAGCGCTAATGGTTTTGGAAAATGAGTTGACCTTCACGTCAGAAGTGGATCGTAACTATGATGACCAGTTCGCTGTTGTTGGTGCAAAGATTGGTAACACAGTCAATGTACGCAGACCCGGACGCTTTATTGGTACGACCGGTCCGGCCCTCAATGTCGAAGACTTTAACGAAACTTCAGTACCCGTAACCCTCTCAACGCAATTCCATGTGGACACCCAATTTACCACAGCTGACCTTGCATTGAGCTTGGATATGTTCTCTGATCGTGTGTTGAAGCCTGCCGTTAACAGTAGCGGCTACGTTCACTAAGAACGTAGAAAATCACCCCTGATTGACTTGGACGGCCTGAGGAGGCTAACAAGGGGCAAGCAAGAGAAATCTGTGCAGCCTGAACGACTAAGTGGGGAGACACCTAAGGGTGATGCGATAGTCTGAACTCTGATATAACCTAAATGAAGTCAGAGAGGGTAGATCGAAGAATCAACCCCGCCAGAAATGGTCAGTAAGCGAAAGCCGAAGTAACAGAATGTGCTGCAATTGCGAATAAGATTGACAGAGATGGATTGGTTATGGCTAAGAACAACACAGCAAATATTGTTGGTACTGCTGGAACGCCTCCAACAGGTCTGATTACATATTTGACTGCTGGTGCTTACCTTGATGCTGAAGGTGCTCCTCGTGATGGTCGTAGATCAGTCACTATCGAGCCATTCACCTCTGCAACTATTGTTGATAGCTTGAAAGGCCTCTTTGTGCCCCAAGAAGCTATTGGCGAGCAGTATCGCAAAGGCCTCATGGGTCGCGACAGCGCGGGCTGTAATTGGAAAATGGACCAAAACGTCGTGTCCCAACAGTTTGGTGCTTGGACAGGTGGAACTGCTGGTTCTATTACTGTTAATGGCTCAAACCAAGGTCTTGCATCAGGATGGGCACAAACATCTACGATCAACATCACAGCTACTGCTGCTGGTGCATTGAATCAAGGTGATGTGATTACTTTTGCAGGTGTATATGCTGTTAACCCACAAAACCGTCAAGCCTATGGCAATAACAAGTTGAGAAACTTTGTTGTTACATCTGCTGTCACTTTGTCTAATGGCAATACATCAGTAACAGTTAGCCCTGCATTGATCTATGGTGGTCAGTTCCAAAACGTTACAGCATCTCCCACAAGTGGTGTTGCAGTTACTCCTTTCTCAATTGGAGTGTCTGGTAATGGTACATACTCACCACAGAACATTTTGATGCACAGAAATGCGTTCACCTTGGCGGTGGCGGATCTCGAATTGCCTGAAGGTGTCCACTTTGCTGGTCGTGCCTCTGATAAAGAGATTGGTCTTTCAATGCGTGTGGTCAGGCAGTACACCATTAACAACGATAGCATTCCAACTCGCTTGGATGTGTTGTATGGATGGGCACCTCTGTACCCTGAGTTGGCTTGCCGTATCGCAGCCTAATTAACAATTTAAGGAGTAATTCAACATGAGTAATCCCGGACCAGCAACCACAGTCAGCAATCATCCCCAAAACTTGGCTACAAACCAAGCCTTGCGTTTGATTGCTTCTGCTCAATCAGTTAACTTGGCCTACGCTGGTGACACAGCAATGGCTCTTGTCGATGTGAGCAAATTCGTACCTGTTAGCGTAATCATTACCAATGGCCTTAACTCTAGTGGTGCTACAACCACAATTGCTACTGCTACTGTTGGTGTTTACACAAACACAGGAGCAACTGGAACAACAGTATTGACTACTGCTGCTTTGACAAGCAACACAGGTGGCCCTTATGTGACCATTACTGCTGCAACAAATCCGAACACAGCTATATCTAGCTTCAGCAATTTATATGTAAATGTTGGAACTACGATTGCAGCTACTTGTGACGTATTTGTTTATGGCTACGACCTCACATTTTTACCTTAATTTGTGAGTAAATAAGAAGAAGGCCATCCTCAAAAGGGATGGCTTTTTTCGCTTTTCAGATACAATCATCCAAAAGGAGTTTTTATGTCATTACAAACTACGATCCTCAGAGGAAACATCCTCAATTCCTTCCTTGTTTACCCAACATTGACACCTGCAGCAGTCTCTGGTTCACAGGCAACTCAAACATTTACTATTCAAGGTCTTTTGCCTAACGACTTTGTAAATATTTGCTTGCAAGGTGCTCAGACAACTGGTGTTGGTATTGCTAATGCTTGGGTATCTGCTGCTAACGTTTTGTCAATTCAATTTACAAATAGCACAGGTTCTTCTGCAACTCCTGCATCTGGTGTGTATACATTGGGTGTAGATCGTTTGGAAGGCACAATCCTTCCTACTAATGCAGTTTAATCATGGCAGGTTCAACAGTCCAACGTAATGCTGGTCAAACGACTGCGTTTTCAGTCACAAGCACGAGCCATGCCTCGACTTTGATTGATGACACAACGAATGACCAGATCAACTACGCATCTTTCTTGAACACAGGAGCAAGCCCCATTGCTGTGAAGTTTTCTAGCTTCTCACCTTGCCCTGCTGCTGTGTTTCCTGTAGATGGTTCAACACTTGGTGATTTCGTTCTACCTGCTGGAATGAGTTCACCATTGATTTTAGCTACACCTACTACTCCCTTTTACATGACTGCTATCAGTAATTCAGGTACTGCTGGCATCTTGTATGTGACACCAGTAGGTGACCAAAGTTGATTATGGGGGGTGAAATTCCCCCCTTTTTTTTAGGGTAGACCATGAGCAACAATGCAGCAACTACAGTAACCACTAACATATTGCCTGTTCAGGCATTGTATGATCCTACAACTTTAGCCTTTATCACGTTCATTGGCCCTGCTGGTCTGCCATTTACGAGTGCTGCTGGTGGTGTGTCAAGCGTTGATGTTTCAGGTGGTACGACTGGTTTGACCACAACTGGAGGCCCAATTGTCTCAAGTGGCACAATTACCCTTGGAGGCACTCTTGCAGTCACTAATGGAGGCACAGGAGCTACAACTGCTACTGGTGCGATCAACAACCTTTTACCTAGCCAAGCAACTCACGCAGGTAAATACCTAACTACAGATGGTACAAACACATCTTGGAGCACATCTGGTGCTAATTTGTCTGTTGTTAACGATACAAGCACCAATGCAACTCGTTATTTGACCTTTACAGACGTAAATACTGGTGTCATTACCCAAGAATACGTTAGCTCATCAAAATTAACCTATAACCCCTCTAGTGGGACTGTAACTGCAACCACTTTTGTAGGTGCATTGACAGGAAATGCCTCAACTGCAACTTTGGCAGCAAGTTCAACTAACATTGCTGGTGGTGCAAATGGTTCTTTACCTTACCAAACAGGTTCAGGAACAACGACTTTCTTGGCAGCAGGATCAAATGGTCAGTTTTTGACCTTGAGTGGTGGTGTACCAACTTGGTCTAGTTTGTCTTATGTTAGCTCATTTAGCGCAGGTACAACTGGATTCACACCTAACGTATCCACTACAGGTGCTGTAACCCTCTCAGGCACGTTAAATGTAGCGAATGGTGGCACAGGTGTGACTTCTAGCTCTGGAGCGAATAGCGTTGTTTTAAGAGATGCTAATGTAAACATTTCTGCTAACGACTTTTATGAAGGATTCACAAGTGTAGCTGCTGCTGGCACTACAACTGTGATGACTGCTGCATCAACACCTAATTATTATCTAACTGGTTCTGGTGGTCAGACTTTCCAATTGCCTGATGCCACAACTTTGCCATTAGGAGCAATGTTTACTTTTAATAACAATCAGTCTTCAGGAACGATTGTTGTTAAAAATAATTCAAGCACAACTGTTTTGACTGTTCAATCAGGTGCTTTTGGTGAAATTATTCTTGTTGCCAATAGTAATGCAGCAGGTTCTTGGGATACGCATTTCCAAGCACCCTCAAACGTATCTTGGTCAACCAACACACTTAGTTACGCAGGGTCGATTACCAACGCAACATGGAATGGTGTGTCAATTGGTGCAATTTATGGTGGAACAGGGCAGACTAGTTATACGACTGGTGACACTCTTTACGCATCTGCATCTAATACGCTATCTAAGTTAGCAATTGGCTCAACTGGACAGGTTTTAACAGTATCTGGTGGTGTTCCTACATGGGCTAATACATCATCTGCGACTACGATTACTGATGACACTACGACTAACGCAACTCGTTATATTAACTTTACAAGTGCAACAAGTGGTAGTCTGACAAACATTGGAACTAGCTCGACCAAACTCCAATACAACCCAAGCACAGGAGCATTGACCTCGACTAGTCTGACTCCTACAAACGCATTGGGTACTTCTTATGGTGGTACAGGACTAACATCATTTACTGCAAATGGAGTAGTGTATGCGTCTAGTACAAGTGCTTTGGCTACTGGGTCTAATTTAACTTGGGATGGCTCAATATTAACTGCATCAAATGCAAGTGGTACTAACCTTGTTTTAAATTCAACAGGCAACACGCCTTTTTTAACTTTCAATCAAAGTAGTTTAAGTAAATTTTATATTGGTGCAAGTGCGGCTGTTGGTGGAGGAGGTACTGGTTATTATGATTTATATGGTGTAGCAGGAATAGGGCAAAGATTTTTTACAAACGATACTGAGCGTATGCGTATTTTGTCGAATGGCAACATAGGTATAGGTACAAGTAGTCCTAATTATGTTTTAGATTTAACTTCTTCTGCAAGCCGTGTTGTTAATGTAAATACTACTAGTACAAATGGTGGTGGTATTGCATTTCAAAATTCTGGAACAATTAATGGTTACATAGGAAGTGCTAAATGGATTACTGGTGGAAATTTAGCTGATTTTGGTATTGATGCAAGTGGGTCAAACAATCTTATTTTTGCTACAAACGATACAGAACGGATGCGCCTTGACTCCTCTGGTAACTTAGGATTAGGAGTTACTCCTAGTAGTTGGTATAGCAACCAAAAAGTTATGCAAATTGGTAGCATATTATCTTTGCGTACAGATAGTTCTAATGTTATTGGATTTAATAACAATGCTTATTTTGCACAAGCAACAACTGATTGGCGTTATCAAACAACAAATTATTCTTCACGTTATGACCAAGTATTTGGTGCACATCAATGGTTTATAGCCCCATCAGGAACAGCAGGTAACGCTATATCCTTTACCCAAGCAATGACACTAGATAATGCTGGTAGATTAACAGTTGGGGCAACATCTACAATTTCTGCGTCAAAAATTTATGTTAAAGGTGCGCTAAGCACCGTTGAAAACGGTATTGGTATTGAAACAAGCGAGAGTGGTACATCTTATTTAGAAACATTTTATAAATCTGGAACTGGCCTTGTTGGTTCAATAACCACAAATGGAACTACTACTTCATACAACATTACATCTGACCAACGTTTAAAAACAAACATTGTTGATGCACCTGATGGGAACATTGACGAAATTAAAATTCGTTCATTTAATTGGAAGTCTGATAACACACACAACACTTATGGTGTTATAGCTCAAGAGTTATTAGAAGTAGCACCTTACGCAGTTAATGTACCTAATAATTCAGATGAAATGATGGGCGTGGATTACAGTAAATTAGTCCCTATGATGATTAAAGAAATACAATCCCTTAAACAACGTATTTCAACTTTGGAGAATAAATAATGTCAAACACATACACATGGTTAGTGGAATCTATCGACTGTTATCCACAAGCAGAAGGTCAAACAGATGTGGCATTTAATGTCCATTGGCGTTGCAATGCTACTGACGGCAAACACAATGCTACGATTTACTCAACTTGTTCTGTTACTTATGTAGCAGGTTCACCATTCACACCTTTTGCACAACTTACACAACAACAAGTGTTAGGTTGGATTTGGGGAAGTGGTGTATCTGAAAGCGGCACACAAACCGCATTGGATAACATGATTGCAAGCCAAATCAACCCAACCGTTGTCACACCTCCCTTGCCTTGGAGTGCTTAATGGATTGGAAGATTCTTTCAATTGAGCAAACAGATGGGTTAATTACCCATGCTGAGTATTTTGTATCTTTAAATGGTGTTGAGCATCAAGGAACTCATGCTTTTGTGGGTAAAGAGATCAAAACACCTTTTGATGAGATTAAAGAGCAAAATATCATTGATTGGATAATTCAAGAAACTACCCAAGATGGTATAAATCTTATACAATCTAATCTAGAAAAACAGCTAGTGCAGAAGGAAAAGACCTCTTTGCCTTGGGTTTTCAAGACTTTTAAACCTACTTTGGGATGAAGTTATGGCACAACCCATCGACATAGTTAGCAGAGCACTCAAGGACATTGGAGCACTAGAGGCTGGAGAAATCCCTACTCCTGAAGCAGCTACTGATGCCTACGAGATGTTGCAGGATATGTTAGATCAATGGTCTAACGAGTCCATGATGGTCTTTTACAAGACTGAAATCATATTCCCTGTTGTACAAAACGTTACTCAATACACGATTGGCCCTACAGGTTCAGTTCAAGCTAATTTTGTAGGCTCAATCTCAGGTAATGTCCTGACAATCACATCCATTAACTCTGGTGGCATTAACACCAACATGATGTTGTCAGGTACAGGCATAGCTGCAGGAACAATGATTACAGGCTTTGCGACTGGTGCTGGTGGTCAAGTTAATGAAGCAGGTACATATTCTGTCAACATTAGTCAAACAATAGCATCTACTACGATCACAGGCTATTACAAACGTCCTTTGACCATCAATTCTGCTTTTGTCAGGGTTAACACTACTTCCAATGGAGTTGCCATCACAGGTGGTGGCTTAGATTACCCAGTTTCTGTTCTCAATATTGAAGAATACGAAATGATTGGTTTAAAGACTTTGAATGGCCCTTGGCCTAAAGCCTTGTACTATCAACCTACTGAGGTTTTAGGTAACTTGTATTTATGGCCTAATCCTGCGCAAGGTGAGATGCACGTTTTCTGTGACAACATATTCACCAGAAGCACAACCATGTACGACCCAATAGCCCTGCCAGAAGGTTATTCAATGGCCCTCAGATGGTGTTTAGCAGAGCGTTTAATGCCTATGTATGGCAAGGCTAGTCCAACGCAAATAGCCATGATTCAGCAATATGCAGCACAGGGCAAGAGCACCATCAAGCGTACTAACATGAGGCCTGTCCAGTTAGCTCGTTATGACAATGTGCTGACATCTACAAAGACAAGGGATGCTGGGTTCATCCTTCATGGGGGCTTTATATAGCCTTAAAGGTTGTATAATAATAGCTTTAACAAGGAGCTATTATGAGAGAAGCAGGAAGACCAAGGAATACACCAGAAAGATTGTGGAGTTTAGTAGATAAGAAAGGAGATGATGATTGTTGGCCTTGGAAAGGCTATTTGGGTGGTGGAGGTTATGGTAGGGTTCAGATTGGAAATAAATCTTATTATGCTCATCGAGTTATATTTGATTTAGCTAATCCAAATACAATAACCTTAAGTGCTCCAATAGACAAAAGAGAAGCAGGATTTTTGATGCACTCTTGTGATAACCCAGTTTGTTGTAATCCTAAGCATTTGAAAGTTTCCGATCAAAAGGAAAATATGCAAGACAGATTAAGCAAAGGAAGGTATCTTTTTGGAAAAGGCCCAGATCATCATCGAGCAGTTTTTACGCATGAAGAACAAGCTGAAATTTTGAGGTTAAAAAAAGAATTTGGTTTAACTGCTAGCCAGCTAGCAAATAGATTTGGAAAGAAGTTGTCAACTATGAAAACATTGTTAGCAAGAAATAGAGAGGCTTTAAATGGCTAGTACAACTTTCACAGATGGTGTAACAGTAATCAGGTCATCATGGCTGAATGACGTTAATACTGCTGTTTACACAGGTGTTTTCCCTAATGCCTCATTGACCACAACCAATTTCACTTGGAACAATTACGCAATTGCAGCTCCAACAGGCTCGACAACTACGTTTTTGAGGAATGATGGCACATGGGCTACTCCTA